ACTGAAGACCAAGACCACCAATAGCAGTGTTTTGTGCTCCAGAAACATTTGCATACATAACTCCGTTACCAACACCAACATTTCCATTACCAGTTTGGTTGTTAGACATTGCAGAAACTGCACCAATAGCAACATTTCCTACACCAGTAGTAGTTGCTCTCATAGAATCATAGCCAATTGCTACATTTTGAGAGTTTGCTCCAGTCGCAGTTTCAAGTGATCTATAACCAATTGCAGTTGAAGAAGTTACTGCATTAAGGCTTGCTAAGGCTCTATATCCAATGGCTACATGGCCTTGTGAATTAGTATGTGATTGCAATGCCTGGAATCCAATTGCAACAGCACCAAATCCATTGCTAATTTCTAGTGCATTGTTTCCAATTGCAACATTGTTATTAGAACCAGTACCTGTTCTTACAGCATTTGAACCAATTACAGTATTGTTTGATCCAGTTGAATTTGCAGAAAATGCAAACTGACCAATAGCAGTGTTACCATTACCTGTTGTATTTGCTTGGGCTGCTTGTGAACCAATTCCTGTGTTTCCATTGCCTGTTGTATTTAAGTATAAAACTCTATTTCCAATTGCAACATTTGCCTGGCCAGTAGTGTTAGCACGAAGAGCCTCACCACCAATTGCTAATAATCCACTAACTGTTGTGTTGGCTTCAAGGGCTGATTGTCCAATAGCAATATTAGAATTACCATTTGTATTATTAAAAAGAGCCTGTCCACCAATTGCTAGGTTAGATCCACCAGTAGTATTTGAATAAAGTGCTGATTGGCCAATTGCAACAAGGCCTTGACCTGAAGTATTATACTCAAGAGTATTTGATCCTACTGATAGATTTCCAGATGCAGTTGTAGAACTTGCTTGTGAACGGAATCCAATAGCAACATTTGATTGACCAGTTGTATTGTTCTGTAAAGAAACACTACCAATTGCAATATTGTAACTTCCAGTAGTATTGTCTTCAAGAGCAGCATTACCAAGGGCAAAGTTGTTTTCACCAACAGTATTATTTTGTAAAGCCTGTGCACCAATAGCAGAGTTTGATTGACCTGTAGTGTTTGCACCAAGGGCTGCAGTACCAATAGCAAGGTTATTATTACCTGTAGTATTTGCCTGAAGAGTTCTCCAACCAAGTGCTGTATTATTTGCACCTGTTGTGTTAGTTTGCAGTGCTTGATAACCAATAGCCATCATATTGCTTTGAGTATTATTCTCAAGTGCCTGCATACCTATAGCAACGCTATCTTGTGTTGTAGTATTTGTAGCAAGTGCTCTATGTCCAATAGCAATATTTTGAATACCCGTTGTGTTTGCTAGTAATGCTTGAACACCAACAGCAGTATTGTATGTGCCTGTTGTATTGTTTTGTAAAGCAGCATTTCCAACTGCAGTACTATCGTTTGACTGAGTTTTAGAAAGTGAATTAGCACCTATTGCTGTATTTCTATAAACAGAAGTTCCTGCTGTTAAATCTCCAATTGCTCCTGGACCAATAGCAACATTTCCTTGACCACTTTCATTCATCATCAAAGTAAATGGTCCTACTGCAACATTGTCTGCACCAGTGATGTTATAACGCATTGAGTCAGAACCAAATGCCATGTTATTTCCACCAGTAGTGGTATTTTGTAGAGCACGAGATCCAAATGCAGTATTTTGATTAGCAGAAGTCAAACTTGCTAGTGTTTGAGTAGTACCAAATGCAATATTTCCAAAACCAGCACCTGCTGTACCAGTATTGATAACAATTCCACCATAACCATCTGCTGTTTCTAATGCTATACCTGTTGTAAATGATGGATCAGTGTCTACTACAATTGTTGATCCCGTTCCACTTTGTGAAAAGATGCTTGATGTATTACCAGTTGAACGAATAGGACCAGCAGTTAAATCTGTTATTCCTGCTCCTGTCGCTCCCGTCGCACCTGTTGCACCAGTAACTCCTGTAGGCCCTGTTGGGCCAGTATCTCCAGTTACACCTGTGACTCCAGTTACACCTGTAACACCAATTGGTCCTGTAGGACCAGTGTCACCAGTAACTCCTGTTACTCCAGTAGGTCCTGTTGGACCTGTATCTCCAGTAACACCTTGAGGGCCAGTTGGCCCAGTATCACCAGTAACACCAGTGGGTCCAGTTGGACCAATATCTCCTGTTACACCAGTTACGCCAGTTGCTCCTGTGGCTCCAGTAACGCCAATAGGTCCTGTTGGACCAATGTCACCAGTTACTCCTTGAGGGCCAGTGGCTCCTACAGGGCCAGTTGCACCAACATCGCCAGTTACACCAGTAGGACCTGTTGGTCCAGTTGAGCCAGTGTGACCTTCTGGCCCAGTAACACCAGTAGGACCAACATCACCAGTTACGCCTTGAGGTCCAGTAGCACCTGTTGCTCCAATTGGTCCAGTTGGACCTGTTGAGCCTGTAGGACCAGTTGCACCTGTAACACCAATTGGGCCTGTAGCACCTGTTGCTCCTGTAGGCCCTTGTGGACCTGCTGGTGCTTCAAGTGTTGTAACTACATATGAGTAGTGTGTATTTCCTTCTGTAACAAAACTATAATTATGTGTTGTTGCATCGCCATTAACTCCATAGATTTCAACAATCATTCTATCTGTTGCAGCAACTGTGCTTGTAGGAAGAGTAATGTCTGTTTCTGTTAATACTGGATTTCCAGCACCATTCCATCCCGTCAAAACTGTGTCTGAATCACCAATAGTTGCAAGAACTGTTCCTGAGTTATCTGCTAACTTCAAACGAACAAATACTGATAAATCATCATTGCTTGCAGGCTTAGTCATGTGCATGATGAAACGCTGTGTTCCACCAGGAATAATTGTAAAACCAAATGGCTCAGAAATATATGAAGCCATCAAAGCAGTTGATGGTCCAGCAAGATTTACAGTAGTTGTATTCTCTGTTGCTGATACTGGATCCTCACCTAGTTGTAAGTATCCTGGTAATTCTGTTACTGATGCATTGAAATAATAATAACGACCAGCAATAATTCCTTGAGGTCCCGTCGCTCCTGTGGCACCAGTTGGGCCAGTGGCCCCAGTTGCACCAATTGGTCCTGTTGAGCCTGTGGCTCCTGTTGGACCTGTTTGACCAGTAACTCCAATAGGACCTGTTGCTCCTGTATGACCTTCTGGTCCTGTAGCACCCGTTGGTCCTACATCTCCAGTGACTCCTTGAGGACCAGTTGCACCAATGGGACCAGTTGAGCCTGTGGCTCCTGTAGGTCCAACATCTCCTGTAACACCTGTAGGTCCTGTAGATCCTGTGCTTCCTGTAGGTCCTGTAAATCCAATAGGACCTGTTGGTCCAGTATCTCCTGTAACTCCTGTGGGTCCCACATCTCCTGTTACGCCTTGTGGACCAGTTGGTCCTGTACTTCCAGTTGCTCCTATTGGACCTGTAGGGCCAGTTGGACCAATGTCTCCTGTAACTCCTGTTGGACCAGTTGGTCCCACATCACCAGTTACTCCTTGAGGTCCTGTTGGTCCAGTTGGTCCTACATCGCCTGTTGGTCCTGTTGAACCTGATGGCCCTGTTACTCCTGTAACACCAGTTGCACCTGTTGAGCCTGTGGCCCCAGAAGGGCCAGTTGCTCCAGTAGCACCAGTAGGTCCAGCCATTCCTTGTGGGCCAGGTGAAGTAATGTCAACGATAGTGTCAATCTGATTAACAGTGAGGGTACAGTTATTACTCTCAATGATATCAACAGTGTTGACTATCTCATTTACTTCAATCTGGTTGCAAGAAGAATTAGACACTGAGTGTCACCTGCGGAGATATAGTAATTTGACCTTGAATTAATCTAGTAATAGCACCACCATTATTAAGTTCTAAGTCATAAACATAAAGACCACCCTCAATAACTTCTGTTTGCTCATCTGTAGCAAGAAGATCAATGGTGCCAGTAATACCTGTGATTGTAATTCCGCCTCCTGGTAAACTTGTAAGAGTCAATACTGCAGTAGAAGAATCAAACTTACGACGAACCTGCATCTTGGCTGTGTAGCCAGTTAGGTTAATTGGTGTACCGTTTGGATCTTTGTAAATTAGTTGTAGAGTCCATGTAGAACCCTGGTCTATTGTAAAGTTATATATACCTGCAGTCATGTTATTGTCTCTCCGTTGCCCAGATTAAAAATCCGCCAAGTGCGATGAAACTAATAGGAGGAAAGATCAAGAAAAGGCCATATGCTGCTAATCCAACACCTGTGATTTCTGTTGTTAGAGACCAATCTATTTTAGGCCATTTGATTTTCATGTTTCTCCTTATAGTGAAAAGAATCTTGCTACAGGCTTTACTGGTACTGGCACTGTTGCACGATCATATGAAAAGATTGATGCCACGCAAGCGTCAATCTTCTTTTTGCTGTTTGCTTTTTGAATCATTAGCCCTCTTGATGATGTTTTAGTCATAGAGTTGGCTACATGTCTGTTTAATGCTTCATGTCCTGAGTGAGTAAATGAGTTATTCATAACTGCCTCGTAAAATTTGGCAGTTGCTGGAACCATTCGTTCTGCTGAGTTTGGATAAGACACTACTGGCATTCCCTCTTCGTCAAAAAGCATAAAAGTTCTTGAATATCTGGCAGGATCAAAGACTACCTCACGAATGCTGTAATCTGGATTTCTGTATGCATCTATTATACAGGATTCTACTTCAGCAACTGGAATAAACCAGTTCTGATCTGCATCATCTGGTCTTTCCCAAATTGCTAGAATGTCTAGGTGAGGCTTTTCTCCACCCAAATACCAAGCAACAATTGCTGTTGAGTCTCCATTGAAAGATCCATCAAAGCCAAGTATAACATCTTCGCCAGGTATCTGCTCTCTGTCTTTAAGAACAAGGCTATCCCAGGCATCAGTAGGTATCCAAGTCTGAGCAGAGTCAGTCCATAAATTAAGTCTTTTAGTTTTAAATTCAGCCTCTGGAGTCAAAAGTGAGGCAGACTTCATATCGTCAGCAGATAAAATATCGCCATAAGAAGGATTGGCTAAACGCCAGTTGTCTTCGTCCTTATAGTTAAGTTTTTCATCTCCTTGATACCAGGCGAAAAAGAAGGAAGGATCCTCTACTTCTCCTTTGGCTAACTGAACGCCTCTTTGGTACATTTGGTAACAGAGAGATTCTTTGCCAGAAGAGTCATATTTCACACCTGCAGTCGTAATGGCTACAAGCATTGGCTCTAGACGAGCACCCATAGATAGCGACATAGTGTCGTATAGTTCTCTATTTGGTTGGCTATGCAACTCGTCAAATGCCACAAATGTAGAGTTCAGACCCTCTTTTGTGAACGCTTCTGAGGAAAGGGCTCTATAAACTGTACCTGTTCCTGGATTATAAATAACATCTCTGTATGTTTCTAATACGGCAGAGAGTTCTGGTTCTAGTTCTACCATTCTCTTTACCGTTTTGAAAATAATCTTGGCTTGCTCTTTATCTGCAGCACAAGAATAAATCTGACCACCTTTTACGCCAAGCAATAACTGCTCAAGTACTAAAGTAGCCAGAAGAGCAGACTTTCCTGCTTTACGAGGAATTCCAATCAAAGCACGGCGATGTTTTAGAAGGCCATTCTCATCTTCTGCATACAAATGTAGTAAAAGTTCTTTTTGCCAGTCACGCAAGACTAACTTGTCGCCAACATTTCCAGCGATAGAGTCTTCTGTGATACGGCAAAGCGTCTCAGCAAAGTCAATAACATCATAGCCACGACTGTTTGCTAACTCAAAATCTGATACTGGCGATAAATAGGCAGGAGGCCAATGTTCTATTTTGTTCTCCATGCTTATCCTTTAAATGCCAGGGAGAGCCTGTCGTTATCAAAATCAATTTCTAAGACTTCAACTTCTATGTCATGGCCAACTACAAATTGCTCAGGAGTCCATTTGCCCATCTTAGATTTGTGAACAAGTCCAGAAACTAGGCCAAGTGAGACGAAGATTCCAAAGTTATTAATCCCTGAAACTGTTCCCACATAAGACAAGCCTTCTTTCAACTTGCTATAGTGAATCATCTTTTCCTGCTTGAGATCATTCTCAATAAGAGCCTTGCGAGATATAACAATATTACCCTTGTGTCGTTCAAATTGGATAATCTTGGCTTCTACTGTTTGACCAACATATGAATTAAAATCTGAATCCTTGTGGATATGAGACTGTGATGAAGGTAAGAATGCTCTTACTCCAATATCAACAATCATGCCACCTTTGACGACCTTAGCAATTACGCCAGAAACAATCTTATCCTCAGAGTTCCAGATAGCCTCTACCTGATCCCAGAGAGAAATGACTTCTGCTTCCTTCATAGACAAAGAATATTGTCCTTCTTGATCTACGCTGGTTATGTTTGCCTGGACAGTTTTGCCAATCTCCAAGAACTCATAAATATTAAACACTCTTTTGGCTGATACTTCCTTCTTTGGGATGTATGCCTCTGTCTTATGGCCAATATCAATAAGTGCTCCATCACGATCAATCTGAACTACTGTGCCTTTGACAGTATCTCCAATATTATAACTCTTCATGGATTCATCTATTGCTCTTAGGAAGTCTTCTGCTGTCCCTATATCGTTAATTGCTATGTTGCTCATTGTCTGCCCCTTGGTTTGTTGTGTCTTCGTCAAATACTATTTTAGCACGACGCTCTCGCTTCTCCAGTAATTTATCAATTGAAGTTGCTGCTCGTACTTCTGCTACACCTAAGCGAGACCTAGAAACTGGATCAAAGCCCAGTGAGGTCAGAGCATCTGTGTATGCCTTGTTAATTGCCACATAAGCCTTAGCATCTGCTGGCTCTGTGGAAATCATATAACGGTCTCTTGCTGCTTCATTGGCATCTGCCAAGTGTGCTGCATTCTTAATGGCCTCAATATCACTAACAGGACTAAGCCAAGTAACGGCTACTCCCCAAGCACGATTCCATAAATCTAATCCAGAATGCTTAAGACTCTCAGGTGGTTCTGGTATTTCTCTAGCCATTGGCAAATGCGTAATCACATTTAGATCAGGCAAAGGTCGTCCTCCTGGATTTCCCATGACTCTTTTGAGTTCATTTGGTTTTGGAGGCCTTCCCGCAGTTGGTTGCGCCATTTTTTGGTTTTTTCCTTTTCTACTAATTCCTTTTTACAACATGGTTGACACTTTTGGGCCAAATGTCCAAAACTGACAATTTCGCTATATTATATGC